TGATAGCAACCGGCAAGTTCTCTAAGCAGGGCTAATCATGTGCAGGCGCGATCAATCATCCTCTGCGTGGCTATTGGTATTGTTCTTATTGGTATTGCTCTTTACGGTGCGTACTATTGCGGCGCAAGAGCAGAGCGGGCTAGGTACGAGCGTGCCCTTGCCGATAGTGACGCCATTGCCGCAAATCTTAACGCCGAATTGGGAAAACTTCGACTTGCTTTGGAGTCAGCTTCAAGCCGAGCTGATAGCATCGGTCGAGGACTCGGAGAGGCTGTCGATACAGCTAGCCGCATTACAGACCGAACTAAACGAATTGCGATACTCGTTAGCGCTATCGGAGACGCTCTACGCATCATCCGTGGCGAGCCTTGAACAAGAGCGCATGGCCTTAGCACAAGCGATAGTAGAACGTGACAAGGCTAGGCTATGGGCTAAGGTATTCGGCGGAGCTGCTGGAGCGCTTGCTATCGGACTAACTTTGGCGGTGATATTCTGAGCGAGCCTACAAATCCAGTAACACGCCCCGCGCACTATATCGCGCCTAGTGGCATCGAGCTAATAGACGTAATCGCGCATTTACCATATTGCCGCAGTTCAGCCATAAAGTATATTTTCCGCGCAGGAGTCAAAAGCCCGGCAACTTTAATCGAAGACTTACAAAAAGCCCAAGTTATGATAGCGTATGAGATAGCCAGGCTTTCAAAGGGGTAACAATGGGATACACGGCAGAGCGAGCGTCAACGCTTGCTAAGATAGTAGCCGAAATAGGTATAGACGGTGCGGCGCAACAATTAGGCATAAGCCGCGAAACGGTACGGCGTGAGATGCGCAGGGTCAAGGAACGCAAGGAATCGGCCGAGCCAGTCGATAAATTGCCGCGCGAAAAAATGCTATTGAAACTAGGCGAGCATTTAGGCGACGAAGAAATATACGCTATACTTAAAAACAGTAAAGCGCGTTTTGACAAGTCGCATGAAACAGAAATTAACTTTTCCGGCGAATGGTTTAGAGTTGGTATATTATCCGATATACACGGCGGGTCAAAGTATCTTAATGATTATAAGCTTGTACAGGCTATTGAAGAATGCAATAAGGCAGGATGTCAAGAGCTATGGCTACCGGGCGACCTTACCGAAGGAATGAGCGGGCGCGACGGCCATATTCATGAAATGAAGCATATAGGCTATAAGGCGCAACGCGATTATGTAGTATCACGCCTTAAAGCTTTTGCTAATCCAATTAAAGCCATATCGGGCAACCATGATTTATGGTACTATTCTAAAGGCGACGCGGGAGCCTTAATCGTAGAGGATATATGCAACGCGCTTGGCGACCAAGCGGAATACCTAGGCGAACACGAGGGGCGCATATATCTAAACGGAGCGGCTTGTGATTTATGGCATGGCGAAGATGGCGCTTCATATGCTCTGTCATACCGCATACAGAAAATAGTTGAATCGCTAGGAGAAAGCTCTTTGCCACAAATGATAGTAACCGGCCATGACCATAAAGCCGAGTTTATTCCTGACCTACGCGGCATTATGGCGATAGAGGCCGGATGTATTGAAGAGCAAACGCCGTGGATGCGCCGAAAAAGACTACGCGCGTTTGTTGGTTTCTGGATTATAGATATGTGCGTGCGCGATGAAAAGATTATACGCATACGGCCGGAATGGGTTAGCTTAAAATAAAAACCGCCCCGAGTGGGGCGGCTCTGTTTAGTGCCATTTAGTCTTATCCCTGCGCTTGTCCGGCCCTGGGCTTTCCTTTTCTATCGCGTCGCTTAGCTCGCCGTTTTGCCTGCACGCTATGCCGTCTTTCGTTATGACTTGCGATGGGCAGCGCGTTCCATTTTTGCACAGCTTGTAGTTGTAATATACGCACTGACTCATGGCTGATCCTCCCCAAACAACAGCGCCGCAACTATAGCGCCAATGAACGCGCCAAGAATGACGGACAGCCTTGACTCTTGCGGGAATAGCAATGACCCTAGCGCCACGCCTACCACGCCGCCAATTGACGCGGCTATGCTTGCTTTACTGATTTTCATACCCCATCCCCCTTATAAGCCCCTAGCCTATGGCATACGACCGCCGATAGCAAACGGCCACCGGGGCGACAATGTGACGCGGGCATTGCTTCGCCGGGCGTTGCGACTAGGTTTAGCCGTGGCCCGGTAATAAATATTTTCCCGGCGTGCGTCCAGCGCTTTACTAGGCGGGCGCTCATTCCTTCGCCCTTTCTGCTAGCATGGCGTCGGCTATTCGGTAGCATAGACCGGCAAGCGCGCAAGCTTCCCGGTCGTTAGTCGGAAGTGTTGCTATAATTTCTCCTGCTAAAGCCTGCCCCGCAAAATAATCGCGCAGAGTCATGCCTTTGTATTCCCGGCTAGGGAATGCTTGGCCGCCATTGTATTTCATTTTACCTTCCCCATCATCTCGACTGCTTTTGCCAGCGTACCGGCCCAATGCCAGCGGCTAGCGCTTTTGACGTACCAGTTGCCGCCTTTTCGCATGATTGCCATTATTTCCCCCTTTTTTCTTCGTCGCGCATGATAGCAAGCTCGTCTATCATATCTTGCTTGCTCATATACGGCGCTTGCTTTGTGGCTATCAGATCACGGAGCGACTTGATAAGCGATTCTTGGCCGACGGTATACATTCTATCGGCTAAATCGGTTTCGTGCTTTCGCGACCATTCGCACATTTCTTCTTGTTCGTCTAGAAAGTCAATCAGCCATTTCATAGTCGCCTCCTTGTGATTTTAACAGGGCCGAAGCCCCGATGATTACCGGTAAAGTTTTTCTGCTTTTATTTGCTCTGCAAAAAGAGCGGCTTTATCTTCTATGTTTGCATTGCTAATAAGGTCTTGGTACTTAAAAGTTATTTGAGCTTTTATTGATGCTTTCATGCTGTCAAGCTTAGAAGCGGTCAGGCCAAGCGCTTTCTTGGCACAAGTTGAACCGTAGCGCACAACATCGCCGGTTTCGCTATTGCGAAAGGTGTAAGCCTTGCCTATGTGTTGTTTATTACAAAACTCGCAAGTCATTTCAACTTCTTCTATGCCTAAAAGCTGGTATTTATTCATCTCATCGCTCCTTATCATCAATCTATAGTTATCTTACAATACAATATATCGGCCGTCAAGGGAAAAACAACAAAAAAAAGCGATTTATTTTCTTTTTTTATATTGACGCGGTTATATTGCAATGCTACACTCTAGGCATGGAGGATATATGAGAGAGGCTAATTTTACCTACCAGGGCACCGTTTACACCGTACACTATGAAACCTTGAACGGACAGCCGGAAATCGTCAAAGTAACGCTTGAGGACAGCGAAGAGCGCGAAGAGCTGGACTATTACGGCTACAACGAAGCCTACGACGCCATAGAGCGCAATATAGTAGAGCGCTCGAAAAGGGGATACAATGAGTAATTCCATGCTTACCTATTCAGACATGCCCGACGAAGTGCTAGACCGGATCTTACATGACATTGAACACGATTTACCGCAAAACCCGCTAGAACGATGCGACGCGGCTTTAGCCATGCTCGCGCACGTCGGGGAGCGCCTGGACGCCATGGCGAGCCGATTAGACGCCATAGACGCGATTTATGAGGCGCACCCGTGGCACCCGATAGAAGAAATCATCGAGCAAACCCGATGAGCGGCATAAACTGGGGCTTACAAAACCCGGCATATCAGCCTATAATAGCGCCAGAGTCAAGCACGGAAGCGCGTGAACTGTCCGGCGACCCGGTGCCAGCGCGGCCAAAATGGCTTTGCGTTATGTCGCCAGAGTTTGACCCCGATGCTAGTTTTGACTATCAAGACAAGCGCACCTTAACAAGCGAGCAAAGGGCGGCAAGGGATGAAGCGATCAGGGTAGCGCGTGAGATACGGCAAGAAAAACAGCAAGCCGAGTCCGACAAGCGCCGGGCTAAGCTTTTAGCCATGAAAGCCCATGAAAAGGAGCTACGCGCCAAGCGGGCAGCAGAGAATAAAAAGAAGGGCTTTAAGCATTTGCGAAGGAAAAAGGAGAGCAAAGCATGATAATCCAGTTCCCGCGAAAGTGCGGCACTTGTAAGACGTTTCAGCAGTGCTGGGAGGCTAGCGGTCAAATACTTAAGACCCTTAGCATCCCGCCAGAGGATGACTACGAAAACAGCAAACAGGCTCCGGCCTGCCCCCAGTATCAAGATAGTGAAAGGGAATAGCATGGCAGATTTATCTATCGCGGTTTTAGTCGGGCGGCTCACTCGTGATGCGGAGCTGAGGTTTTTGAACACCGGAACGCCCGTATGTAAGTTCAGCGTAGCAACCGGCACGCGCAAAAAAAAGGACGGAGCCTGGATTGATGAGGCTAGCTTTTGGGATGTCGAGCTATGGGGCAAGCAGGGCGAGAGCTTGAATCAGTACTTGACCAAAGGCAAGCAAGTAGCCGTAGAAGGCACGATGCGTCAAGACCGATGGGAGCAAGACGGCACGCAGCGCATGAAGGTTATTATCAGCGCCAATAGCGTCCAGCTTTTAGGCGGGAAGGATAGCGGCGCAGGTAGCCATAACCCTGCCCCTAGCGCTCCCGCAGCTCAAGCCGAGCGTAAAAGCCCCTATAACCCTGACGGCACTATGCGCGCACAGGCGGCGCCGTCCGATGATTTTCCCGATGATATCCCCTTTTGAAATTGCCGATGATGCCCGTTGTCAATCCGGCGGCGGGCATACCTGGCAAGAAACGGATGAAGATTGGCGCGATGGTAGGCCGGTTCAGGTTTTGAAGTGTAGCCAATGCGGTTGCGAAGACGTAAGCTATCTAGAGAACTTGCTAGCCTGGCCGGTGCCGGAAGGTGTAGACAATGGACGATGAAGAATGGGCGGCGCTCGTAACGCGAGTTCGAGAAGCGAGCGATGCGGTCAATAAAACCATAACCGAGGGCATATCGGTTCCAGTCGGCCAGCGGTCAAATCTCAACCTTGCTATGCCTAATTGGGAAGACCCTCGCCTACAGCTCACCATTCCAGCGTCTAGCGCGTTTAAGCCTACGGTACGTTTTTCTATCGGCGCCGATCTAAATTGGCATCAAACTATCAAGGACTACTCGGCCAATCTATTTAACGATATGGTCAGCCGGTTGATGAAATAGACGGCAAGGCATATTGACTTTTCCAGGCGTTTCTGATATGTTTTTATATGTCAACCAGGCGGCATCCTGACTTGACAGCGGCCCTTACGGGGCGTAATCTATTAGAGCGTCTTGTGATTCCAGGGCATCCGTAAGCTGCCCGAACCCATGCCGGGGGAATCACAGGGCGCTTTTCTTTTTGGAGCGTGTTATCATGAATGAACTAATCAAGATCGAACAGCATAACGGAATCCAGACCGTCAATGCCCGCGATTTATGGGAAGGGTTGGAAAGCAGGCAACAGTTCGGAGACTGGATTAAAACAAGGCTGGACGGCTTTGTAGAAGGTACCGAATACCTTTTTCATAAAGTTATGAATAACCCCGGCCGCCCTATTGTTGAATACTATTTGACCATCGATACCGCCAAGCATATTGCTATGCTGGAACGAAACGACAAAGGCCGGGAAATCAGACAGTATTTTATAGAAGTAGAAAATAAAGCGCGAGCGCTGCCGACAGGCCAAGAATTAATGGCGCTGGCCTTAATCGAGGCGTCAAAATTTCTTGAAGCAAAGGATAAACAGATAGCCGAGCTTAAACCTAAAGCCGCGTTTTTTGACCAGGTAGCCGATAGCAAGGACGCAATAGCAATGCGCGAAGCCGCCGCCGTTCTTAATATTCCAGGCATGGGTCGGACTAATCTTTTTAAGACGTTGCGAGAGAAGGGCGTACTAGACTCAAACAACGTGCCGTATAGGCGTTTCCAGGATGCAGGCTATTTCCGCGTTATCGAGACAAGCTACACGGACGCATACGGAGAAAGCCACGTCAATACAAAAACGCTTGTATATCAGCGCGGCCTGGATTATATACGCAAGGTAGTAGCATCATGAAAGAAGACCTGCCATATTTTTCTCATGACAATGATGCCCGCAACCATGCCAAGATGAAAGCCTTGCGCGCTCGTTTTGGCTGGACTGGCTACGGCCAATTCTGGGCGCTTAACGAGATGATAGCGGGGAGCGCTCGCGCCTGTTTAGACCTTTCGCGCAAGGTTGTCCGAGCCGGTGCCGCTTGTGAATTGGGCATGACTACGGACGCTCTTGAGCAGTTCCTTTCGTTCCTTGCAGACCCCGACGAATGCGGTTTAATCGAGTATGAAGACGGCATTGTTACCACTGACCGGACGCAGGAAAACTACGAGCATTTGAACGGTGAAAGAGTGCGCAAAAGGACTAAAGGAAAGAATGGCGCGGAAATACGCTGGAATGGCGCGGAAAAAGACGAAAATGGCGCGGAAAATAATGGCAAATTAAATGAAACTAAACTAAATAAAACTAAAGAAGATATAAGAGAGGCCGCTAGCGCGTCCGTTTCACAATTTCAAAGATTTATAAAGCCTAGCCTTGAAGATGTTTCCGCCTATTGCCAAGAGCGCAAGAACCGCGTAGACCCGCAGGCATGGCTTGACCATTACGAATCAAACGGGTGGAAGGTAGGCAAGAACCCTATGAAAGATTGGCGGGCAGCGGTGAGAACATGGGAGCGCGGAGACTTTGCCAAGCCTGCCGTTTCTAGCCCATCGTACTCTAGCACGCCAAGCCTAAAACCTGTTACCATGACACCTGAAGAACGCGAAATGTACGCGCGGACGTACCAAAGGGGCGACAAGTGAGATATTTTTTAGACTTGTTCGCTGGCATCGGCGGCTTCGCTCTCGGAGCGGAATGGGCCGGGATGAAGTTCGACAAACATTATTTTTCGGAGGTTGACGACTATGCAATCAAGGTTTACAGAAAACGATTCCCCGACGCTATTCCCCTTGGAGACGTCTGCAAGATCGATGGTCATGCGCTTGTGGCCGACTGCTACCAAGAGCGATTACAAAGGGCCGAATTTCTCGGGATCAGGGACAGCGAGCGCTCATGGACTGGCGACTCGTGTTGCAGAGAATTTATCATCGCCGGTGGCTTCCCCTGCCAGGACATCAGTGTTGCCGGTAAGGGTGCCGGGATCGATGGAAAACGTTCCGGACTCTGGTTTGAGTACGCTCGTCTCATTGGCGAAATACGACCACGATACGCAATCATGGAAAACGTCGGAGCGCTTACTCACCGGGGACTTGATCGAGTTCTCGGGTGCCTTGCCGAAATCGGGTATGATGCGGAATGGTCGGATATACGCGCTTCCGATGTCGGAGCGCCCCACAGGCGGGAACGAATCTGGATTGTTGCCTACCCCAGTATCGACACTAGGAACGCACGGCGGGCCGAATCAGCGCGACAGCTCGGGAAGACCAGGGCTACAGATGGCGGCTATGATGTGGCCTACCCCAACGGTGAACATGGTCAGCGGAGGCCCGAACCACAACAGCCCGCAAGTGATAGCGGGAAATCATGGCATCAATCTGCACGGAGCGGTATTGAAACAGCAGGCAATGTGGCCGACGCCGACGGGTCACGACGGAAGGGACAATGCGAGTCCAGCAGCGATACGCAGGAAGAGTCCAGGGCTTGGAGTTCTTACGAATGCACAGGAACCCAGTGGGCAACTGAACCCGACGTGGGTCGAAGCCTTGATGGGCTACCCTCTTGGTTGGACAGATGTATCGGTAGAGGAGTAAGCAATGCAGAAAATACAAGAAGAGTCGAAGCCTTGCGAGCATTGTGGTCAGACCATGTATCGAAAACGCTTCGGAGGGCGATTGGAGGATTTGAGCGCATTCAACAAGCGGAGATTCTGTTCTCTTTCTTGCGCCAATACGAAAACGGAATTGACCAAGCACGGCTACTCGTGGAGGGCAAGGAAGTTGATGACGACTTCCTGCGAATCCTGCGGCGAGACGCGATGGCTACAGGCTCACCATATCGACCAGAACAAGGCAAACAATCAACCGGAGAATATCCAGACACTGTGCAAATGGTGTCACGGATTCTGGCACTCGACAGCGCGCCGAATTGGGCGGGAGATAGCTGGGAGGATGCCATCCCTCGTGTAGCGCATAAAATACCCTCTCGGGTGGACAGACTTAAATGCCTTGGTAACTCGATAGTGCCGCAAATATCCGAGCTAATATTTCGACAGATTAAGGGTAAGTTATGAGCGACCACGAAGCGACGTATTTAGCCTGCATACTTTTAGCCCCGGATATTATTTTCAAGACTTCAATAACCGAGCAACATTTTTTCAACGGCGCGAATCGTCGCATTTTTCGGGCAATGCACGCTTGCGCTGATAAGGCCGTAAAGATTGACTACATTGCCATAGGCGACGTAGACAAAGAGATTGACCCCATATACCTCGTCGACCTATCGGACAAAGTACCGAGCGCGGCTAATTGGAAGTACTACGAAGGCAAGCTGATAGACGCTTACCAGCGCAATCGGCTTGTGGCTTTAGGACGTAAGCTTACCGAGCTTGGCGCTACCACTGCGCCAGCGGAAGTAATTGAGATGGCCGAAAATGAACTGTTAGAGCTTGGCACGAACGGGCAGACGAGAAAAATACAGCGGATAGGCGAAGTCATGCCCGAGGCGTTCCGGAAGATTGAGGAGCGGTTCAAGCTTAAGGGCAGGATACCCGGGATAGGAACGGGGCTACCCGGCCTTGACAAGCTTACGGGAGGCTTCCAGGATGATCGGTATATCATCGTTGGGGCCAGGCCAAGCGACGGCAAGAGCGCGCTTGCTTTGAATATGGCTTGTAATATCGCAATAAGCCAGGGCATACCAACGGGAATAATCAGCGCCGAGTCATCGAACAATGAGATTGTTACCCGCGCCATAGCAAGCGAAGGGCATATACAGGGCAATCATATTATGAGCGGCCTACTTGCTCCGGCAGACTTTACAAGCCTAATGGAGCTAGGCAAGCGGACGGACACAAGCCCGCTATACCTGTATGACGCGCCTAATGTGCGCTTTGGCGAGCTTAAAAGCGTAGCGCGGCAGATGGTGACGCTCTACAAGGTTAAAGTAATTTTTATAGATTACGTCCAGATTATCCAATGGGAAGATTCACGCCTGGCAATCCATGAGCAGGTAGCCGCCGTGTCGCGCGGATTAAAGCAGCTTGCCCGTGAGCTAAAGGTGCCTATCGTCGGGCTAAGCCAGTTAAAGCGAGATGCTGAAGGCCGTGAGCCTGAAATGGCAGACCTTGACTATTCCAAGCAGCTAGAGCAAGACGCCGACGCAATAGTCTTTATTTATCACCCGAAGCCTAAAAAGGACGAAGACGAACATGCCGAGCGATCAAGCTGGCTACTGGTCAAAAAGAACCGCGACGGGGCAAAGGGCGTTGTTCCGGTTACTTTCCATAGGGAGTATGTAAAGTTCTATGAGATAGACGGCAGAGCTTGACAGTGATACTGTTATACTGTAATATTAGACTAAGCAAGGAGTAAACAATGGAACTACAGGGAGCAATGAAGAAGCGCGGGTTTTTAGCCAGGATAGCCGCCATGATGTTTACAACGGCCGAACCTATCGGACAGCATCAAGTACGCGGATACCGCACAAGCGGACGGGAAGGCTTTGCCGGTATAGCCGGGATGTCAAAGATGGCGCGCAGGAAGCTACGCACGGGGCGCTAGGCTTGCAATCGTAGCTATATTATGCTACAATAAGCACTATGGCAAAGAAGCGCGGTAACATAGAGAATCTAGTGCCTCTTACCACGGAAAAAGCACGAGAAGTTGGCGCCAAAGGTGGCAAGCGCTCCGGCGAAGTAAAGCGGGAGCGTAAGCTACTTTCCGCCATGTATGCCGACCTGCTAGCAAAGGGCTTTGACGTTGAAGGCGAGAAGCTATCCATTGACGAAGTAGCAAGCGCAATAATGGCCCGCCGCGACAGCGCTTCCGTTTCTTTGCTTAAAGAGATGCGAGAAGCTACCGAGGGAAGCAAAGTACAGCATAGCGGCGGAATATCCGTTACCATATCGGCGCTTGACGCCAAACTGTAGGAAGGAATCGACATATGCCAATGTACCGAGCCAAAGCATTTGAAGCTAGGTTTTGCACGCCTGAAAACAAGATTGATATTGCACACTGGGCCGATATAGACGAAGAATATGTAAAAGCAGGGCACTATTATACAAAAGACAAATGGTCTATGAGCGAAGATGATTTTTTAGCCGAATACGAGGAAGTTCCAGGTAGTATGCTTTGAAGCTAACAGAGCGCCAGGAAGCAGCGCAGTTAATCATATCCGGCGATGCAACGCATGTCTTAGGCGTAGGCGGCTCACGTTCAGGCAAGACGTTTTTGTTTACCCGCAATCTAGTCATGCGCGCTATCAAAGCTCCCGAGTCTCGGCATGCTATATTCCGCTTTCGGCTCTCTCACCTTGTATCGTCCGTGTTTTTAGACACCTTTCCTAAGGTTATGAAGCTATGCTACCCGACCGTTGACTATGACCCGCACGTACAGGAAAAGTATGTAACCCTTCCAAACAAGAGTGAGATATGGTTCGCGGGCCTGGACGATAAAGACCGGACAGAGAAGATCCTGGGTATGGAGTTCGCTACGCTTTACTTTAACGAGTGTAGCCAGATCCCCTATAATTCAATCACGATGGCCCGAACGCGCTTGAGCCAGAAAGTAGAGCAACGGATAGAAGGCTACGAACCCGAACCGCTCCGCCTGCGCGCGTTCTATGATGAAAATCCGCCCTCTAAAAACCATTGGACGTATCGAACGTTCATAGAAAAATCAGACCCCGAAACAAGAGCGCAACTATCCAACCCGAACGATTACGCGGTATTCTTTATCAACCCGGTGGACAATAAAGAGAACCTATCGAGCGAGTATTTAGGCCAGCTTGAGAGCCTGCCCGCCAAGATGCGCGCGCGGTTCCTTGAAGGCCGGTTCGCCGATGCAACGCCGAACGCGCTATTCCCCGATGAGTACGTAGACCGCTGGCGCGTGATTGATGGCAAGGTGCCTGACTTTGTGCGCGTCGTGGTGGCGGTTGACCCTTCAGGTTCAGGCGACATTGACAACGCGGACAACGATGAAATAGGGATTATGGTAGTCGGCTTAGGAACGGACGGAAACGCTTATGTGCTTGAAGATGTAACCGTAAAAGCCGGCCCGGCGACATGGGGCAGGATTGCTACGACGGCATTTGATAGACACGCCGCCGATTGTATCGTGGGCGAAACAAACTACGGCGGCGCTATGGTTCAGCATACAATCCAGGTGTCAAGGCCGCGAACGCCATTCAAAGCAGTAACCGCTAGCCGGGGCAAGTACGTACGCGCCGAGCCGTTTAGTGCGTTGTATGAGCAGGGCAAAGTGCGCCATGTAGGCCGATTCGTACAGCTCGAAGAGGAGCTTGCAGGATTCTCTTCGGCGGGTTATACTGGCGGAAAGAGTCCTAACCGCGCTGACGCGCTGATATGGGGCCTTGCTGAGCTATTTCCTGGCATGATACGAGCGACGAAGCCGGTTCAATCCGTGGCCCCGCTGCCCGTTGTAAATCGTTGGTAAGGGGGCGTGTATGGATTATGCGGCTAATTATAATACTTTATCGGGGATAATGTGCGCTCCGTCTATGTCCGCTCAATATATGGCTTTAGCGCAGCAACAAAGCCAGGCAATAATTGATCAGTCCATGCAACAACTACGGGCGCAACAGATGGCGAATGTTTTTGGGCTTTCTAATAATTCGTTAAACAACCCTGTGCCATATTACGAAAAAACAGATTATGAGCGCGCACTTATGGAGCTTGATGAAGAGTTCCCTGGCCTTAGAGAATAAGGGGGCCGATATGGCAGACCTATACGATGATGATGACGATTACGATAATGACTTGAATTGGAGCGCGCGGGCGCAATCCGTCTTTGACCAATTGAATGACGACACTGATTGGACATGGAGCGGCATAGCTAAAGCCTTTGTACGCCATTATTCCCCTAGCGATATATCAGAGCTTATGTACTATCTTGAGCTTGAAGCCAGAGAGGTTGACGAATGACCGTACACAATAAAGGCGCAAAGGCCGCGCGCGACAGGGCGGTTTTAATAAACAGCTACAAAGTCATGTGCAAGGATTTTCGCGTGCCGCGCCATAACCGGCTAGACGCCGCAGCGCTTGCCCGCTTGTCAAATGAGATGCTTTACCGCGTCAATAAAGACCTGTACGCCAGCGCCACGCCGAAGCAGGCGCAGAGGCTAGCGGTCAAGATGGGCCTGGCCGAGTCCGAACTTGCCCGCAAATGGCGCATGTTCAAGTTCAAGTTACAATCCATATTAACCCCTACCCGTCGACGTTTTACCACAAAGGGAGGCCGCTAATGCCAAGGCCGACAACCGAAGACAGGCTTGCAAAAGTCCATTACCGCGCTATTACCGAGTTCGACCGTATACAATCGGCGCTCCGTGATGAGCGCTTGCAGTGTTTACAAGATAGGCGATTCTACTCGCTCGCTGGCGCGCAATGGGAAGGGCCGCTTGGCGAACAGTTTGAGAATAAGCCTAAGTTCGAAGTCAATAAGGTGCACCTGGCCGTAATTCGCATCATCAACGAATACCGCAATAACCGGATAACCGTTGACTTCGTAGCCAAAGACGGCAACAACGATGACAAGCTTTCCGATGCGTGCAACGGGCTTTTCCGCGCAGACGAACATGATAGCGGCGCGGAAGAGGCTTACGATAACGCCTTCGAGGAGGCCGTGGGCGGTGGCTTTGGAGCGCTTAGGCTTCGCACGGTTTACGAGGATGACGAAGATCCCGACGATGACCGCCAGCGCATAAAGATAGAGCCTATTTATGACGCGGATAGCTCAGTATTCTTTGACCTTGACGCCAAGCGCCAGGATAAAGCGGACGCGAAGTGCTGCTTTGTACTCTACTCGATGACGCCCGAAGCGTATGAGCTGGAGTACAACGCAAGCCCGGCCAGCGTGTCCAAGGAAGTCGAGCAGACCGAGTTCGATTGGTTCACGCCTGACATGGTATTCGTCGCCGAATACTACGAGATAGACGAAGAATCAGATTATGCTTTGACCTTTACGAGCGTGGCGACTGGCGACGAAATAAAGTACAAGCAATCCGAGCTTAACGAAGATGACAATATAGAGCCAGAGCTTGAAGCGACCGGATACCGCGAAACTCGCCGCAAGAAGATAAAGACAAAGCGCGTTCATAAGTACATACTTTCCGGCAATAAGATACTTGAGGATTGCGGCCTAATCGCTGGCAAGTGCATCCCCGTAGTGCCCGTGTACGGCAAGCGTTGGTTTGTGGATAACATAGAGCGCTGCATGGGGCATGTTCGCTTAGCCAAAGACGCCCAGCGCTTAAAGAATATGCAGCTATCAAAGCTTGCGGAACTGTCTGCGCTGTCGAGTACTGAAAAGCCTATATTTAACCCCGAGCAGATGGCCGGACACGCGCAGATGTGGAGCGAGGATAACTTAAAGAACTATCCTTACTTGCTTGTCAACGCTATCACCGGCGCAGACGGCAACCCGATGCCCGCAGGCCCGTTGTCGTACACAAAGCCACCGCAGATTGCGCCCGCTATGGCCGCGCTCTTACAGCTTACCGAGGTAGACATGCAGTCTATACTCGGCAACCAGGGCGAAGCGGATAAGATGGTATCGAATATCAGCGGTAAAGCCGTTGAGATGATACAGACCCGCATGGACATGCAGACTTTTATCTACGTGTCCAACTTTGCTAAGTCTATCCGCCGCGTTGGCGAGATATGGCTATCAATGGCAAAGGACGTTTACGTCGAATCCGGCCGGTCAATGAAGACTATTAGCAGCGCCGATGTAGCGGGCAAAGTAGAGCTTATGCGGCCTAACGCCGACGAGTCCGGCGCGGTGATTTATGAGAATGACTTATCCCGCGCCGCGTTCGATGTCGCTGTTGACGTTGGCCCGTCCAGCTCTTCCAGGCGTGAAGCGACCGTACGCGCGCTTACCGGCATGATGCAAGTATCGCAGGGCGACCCCGAGACAATGCAGGTATTGCAGGCTATGGCGATAATGAACATGGAAGGCGAAGGCATCGGGGGCGTCAGAGACTTTTTCCGCAAGAAACTTGTACGCATGGGAGCTGTCGAGCCTACCGAGGAAGAAGCGCAAATGCTCGCCGCGCAGGCCCAGGAAAAGACCCCGCAAGACCAGGCGCTTGAGGCTATGGCCGAAGAGGCGCAGGCTAAGGCTACGAAAGCGCGGACTGAAGTTCTTGAAAGCATAGCGAACGTCGAATTGAAGAAAGCCCAGGCGCTCGAAACCGAGGCTAGCATGAAGCTAAAGGAAGCGCAGGCCGTTGCGGCGTTGGGCAAGACCGAGGGCGACAGTACGCGCCTTGCGATGGAAATGCAGGAAAAGCTACGGAGCGTCGAGCAACAGCTAGCCGTTACCGAAGCCGCGCCGAAGATACCGCCGATTACCGTGCATATCCATAACGATGGCGAGCAGACTACAAAGATACACAAGATCGAGCGCGGCCCCGATGGCGAGATGATAGCGGCCGAGATTGTGAAGGGTGGACGCAATGGCGCATGAAATCAAAGTATCGATTGAATCGGCCAATGTGAAAGCGAACGCATGGGCCACGGCGATGAATGCGGGGCTTATCAGGATATACAACGGGGCCAAGCCAGCAACGGCAGACACGGCGCTAGGCGCTCAAGTGTTGCTAGGCGAGCTTACCTTTGGCAATCCGGCGTTCGGCGCGGCGGTGGCCGGACTGATAACGGCTAACGCGATAACGAAGGACTCAAGCGCGGACAATACCGGCATAGCGCAGTTTTACCGGCTATTCAAATCGGACGGCACTACGCCTATGGGCGATGGTACATGCGGAGTAACCGGATCCGGCAGCGACCTTGAAATGCCGAATACGTCAATAACGCAGTTTGGCGAGATAACCTGCACCGGCTTTACGCATCAAGAGAGTCTAGGATGATTCCATTAGTTGACGCAGGCCCATACTTGAACGCGACTATTCATACCGAGCTACAGCACGCGCTTAAAAAGGTGCATCATGGCGTCGCGCGGCTTATTCGCTTGCCGGTTGACGAGTTCGGCGCAATGGTAGGCAAGATTATAGCTCACGGCTATGCGTACACGCCGTTTCAGCCTATGCTTTTTGGATTGCCCGTTGACCAAACGACAGGGAAATTGCCCGAGATAGTCACGGTCCACGATGACGATACGAATGGCGCTGTCAATGTCGAGACTGAATTGGAGGTTTTATAATGGCAACAATTTTAGCAGGCGGCTTGACCACTACCGCCGTTACGGCGGGGCAGACGGTTATATCGGGAACGCCCGCGAATACGACGAGCTTTAAGGCGGCGACCATATCCGGCTACCTGACCGCGTACAGCGCTACCGAATCCAACATGGGCGTGGTATTCATTCGCCAAGGCGGCGTTGATAAGTTCGAAGGCCGCGTACAGAATACCGACCTTGCTTCGCTCGCTGGCGTTATCGTGATACCATGGGGCGATGGCCTTGTATTCTCCGGGGCGGAAACGCTAGGATGGCACGTCACGCCTGCCGCGACCACTTCCATGCGCTGGTATGGGGCATTTTTCGGGCAGGGCTGATTCATGCTTGACATGGGGCTATTTGCCGCCGATGGGCCTGCTAAATGCGGTATGTCCTCGCCGCCGTCCGATAAGATAATCGGTGGGGAGTTCCCGTATATTAGCGGCATCGATGTGCTATGCCATAGCGTACCGGCGGCGAATCGGTTGACGCTCAAGGGGCTTGCCTTCTCGATCAATGCCAACGTCGCAGGGCTACTTAATCTTGTGGGCATCCCGTGTGGAACGTATCGCGTGGACATTGGCGGCGTACAGATGTTTGAGGCTCGCTACCTTGACAATCCTATGCCAGTTGCGTCAGGCGGATTCGAGGTAGTAAGCCCGTGGCAAAACCGCTGTCAAAATCCATCGCTAGGTGAAGGTATTATCTGCCCAGCGTCTACGCAGTTTCTGGTACGCGCAACGCCTGCAAGCGCCGGCCCTTCAGTGTGGACTACTACGATTATCGGCAGGAACGCAAGCGGCCCCGATATACGCTCAAGCCGTGTTGTAACGAGTCTCACCACGGCCAACCAAACGCTACTCGACTACACGCCCGCCGCCGATTGGACGATACTGTCAATCAGCGTAACGTGCGACCAAATCGGGCAAGTACGCGGCCAAGGCCGTATCTGTATCGGTGGCGTGCAGGTTATGGAACTGCCGTACCTGGGGCAAGAGGCGTCAAGCCCGACATTCGGCGATCCACGTTGCTACGCCGGATGCTACGGCGCGTTGACGCTTCCGCTTTGGGGCATCGTTATCGGCGAGACTACGAATATCGGATTTGAGGCCGATAGCTTCACCGATGACGGGGCGCGGTGGCTTATGCAAGTTGCCGGTACCGAAGAATCGCTATCACCTACTCCCGCCGAGGTAGCCGCGGCAGTATGGACTAGAGTAGGCCGGACGCTGACAGCATGATTTATACCCCGGCTGAATATGCCGATGGCGTATGGACTCATGTAACCAGGACGGTTGACGCACAAGTGCCAGCGCCGTCCGATGGTAGCGTCATTGACGATATTGCCTATGCCGTTTGGACGTATCCAACGCGCACGGCATCCGGCGGAGTAGCTAGCTTTCAGATAACCGTTGCCGAGTCTATGCCCGCGCCAAGCCAGGCCGCTACCGCTGGCACGGTTATGCCGGTATCAATCGCGGAGACTCTGCTAGCGCCGTCGCAAGCTGCAAGTGTACAGACCAATATCAATTGTGTTATAGTAGAATCATTACTTGCGCCAAGCCAGGCTATCACGGCAGAGGCTAAAGTAATCTACCCGGTAACGGTAGCAGAAACGCTCCTTGTACCGAGTCAAGCGATTGTAGCGGATTTTACGCCGGGAGCGAACCCGAAGCCATTAGGCGCAGGCGGCCCGCGTGGCGCGTGGTCGTATTATCCGCCTATCTATGCGATACGGACAAAGGGACGCGAAGGCGCGCCGCCTCCGAGCCAGCGCGGAACGATTGCGGCGAATGCGAAGGTAGAGCCGGTCAAGCCGTTACGCAAGATGGCGCAGAAACCGGCGTTTATGGTGCGCGGCATGCAATCAGCCTTGACGCCTAGCCAAGTAGCGCGCGTGAAATCGCATCGGGCATTGAAAGACCGCGACCGTGAAGATAGGGATATCCTGGCGCTTTTAGCGTCATTGTAATTCGCGCTTCCCCTTGGCGCTATTCAAGGGAGAAAGGGAATACAGCATGGACGAAGAGAAAAAGGCCGAGCCGGTAGCCGAGATAGCCGCCGAGGAAACGACCGAACCGCAGGAAGAGCAAGAACAAATTACCGTTACGATTGGCGATGAACCAGCGCCAGAGGTAGAGGAAGAGCAGCCCGCGCCGGTATGGGTAAAGAAGGTGCGCCAGCGTAACCGTGAGCTTGAAAAGGAACTACGAGAAGCGCGCAAGAAGCTGGAAGAGAAGGAAGCGGCTAAGGCCGAGCCTGCAGTGGGCGAAAAGCCGACGCTACAGGCTTATGACTACGATACGGACAAGTACGAAACGGCTTTGACAACGTGGTACGACCGCAAGAAAAAAGCCGACGAAAAAGCCGCGCAGGCCAGGCTTGAAGCCGAGAAGGCAGAGAAGTCATGGGCGGAAAAGCTTGAAGCGTATCAGGAAGCAAAGGCCAGCTTCAAGGCTGACGACTTCGACGAAGCCGAGGCGACCGTGCTTGAAGTCCTTGACCAAACGCAGCAGGGCATAATCGTACACGGCGCTAATGACCCCACGTTACTGATATATGCCATGGGCAAGAACGAAGCCAAGGCAAAGGAAATAGCGGCGATTAAAGACCCGGTTAAGTTCGCGTTCGCAATCGCTAAACTGGAGGCGACCTTGAAAGTATCGACAAAGAAACCGGCCACGCAGCCCGAAGGAAAGATAGTAGGCAACGCTCGCCCGTCCGGCACGATAGATAGCACACTTGCCAGGCTCCGCGAAGAGGCGAACCGCACCGGCGATTATACGAAGGTTATGGCGTACAAGCGCTCTAAGGCCAAGGCTTGACAAAGGGCGCAAAATAGTATAGCATTAGCATTGACTTATTGACGGCTCGCTGCCCGTATAAAACAGCAGTCTACTGCCAACCGCCCGGCCTCAAAGGGTGAGATGAGAACAAACCGCCGTTGGCGGGGCTTCTACTCTTACTTTTTGAGGTTTTAATTATGGCTAACGAATTTAGCAAAGAGGAGCGTGTAGCGTTCGAGGATATCCTTGAAGGATTCCAGGATGCGCTCGTACTCTCTCGCAATGTGGCGGTATACAATACCGACCAGTCGATGATGGAGCGCACGGGTAACGTCATTTGGCGCCCCGAACCGTACATAGCACAGAGCTTTGACGGAACCGATCAGACGCTTAATTTCAAGGACAGCATGCAGCTTAGCGTCCCCGCGACTATCGGCTTCTCGAAGTCCGTGCCGTGGGTTATGACCGCTTCCGAGTTGCGCGATGCTCTCCAGGAAAACCGCCTGGGCGAAGCCGCGAAACAGAAACTTGCCAGCGACATCAATATCGCCGTCATGAACGTAGCCGCTCTGCAAGGTTCGCTTGTGGTAGCGCGTGGCGTTGCCGCGACTGGCTTTGCCGACGTGGCCGCTATCGAGGCGATAATGAACGAGCAGGGCATACCGGACTACGACCGCTACCTCGCGCTGTCTACCCGCGACTATAACGGCATGGCCGCTGACCTGGCCGCGCGCCAGTATATGCCCGGCAAGCCTACTACTGCCTATGAGCGCGCTTATGTCGGCAGCGTGGCTAGCTTCGAGACCTTCAAGCTTGACTACGCTGTACGCCTTCTTGCCCAGGGTGCCGCCGGTTTGGTATTCAACACCCTTGCCGCTGGCGGTAACGTCTATGTTCCCGAAGCTACTAGCGTAGCCGCGACCGGTGAGCGCTCTAATGTCGATAACCGCTTCCAGCAGGTGACCATAGCGGGCGTGCAGGCTGCTGGCGTTCGCGCGGGCGATGCGTTTACCATTGCGACTGTCAATGCCGTGCATCACATTACCAAGCAGGATACCGGCCAGCTCAAGACCTTCCGCATCATAAGCGTAGATGGCGCGAATACCGCGACCATTTGCCCCCCGTACATCTCCGGCCAGGGCGGCACCGATCCCGAGCTTCAATATCAGAACTGCGTCGTGAATACTCCCGTGAACAACTCGGCTATCGTGTTCCTGAACGCCACCGCCCGCGCGGCCAATCCCTTCTGGCACAAAGAGGCCATAGAGATTCTCCCCGGCCGCTATGCGGTTCCCTCCGATGCTGGCGCGGCTATCATGCGCGCGACCACTGACCAGGGCATCGAGCTTGTCATGCAGAAACAGTACGACATCAATACGATGCGCACTAAGTACCGTCTCGATACGCTTTTCGGCGTTGTTAACAAACAGCCCGAGATGAGCGGTATCATAACCTTCTAACCTACGGGGCAGGGTAAAACCTGCCCCTATTCCCATAAGGAGAACTTGCCATGTCGAATAGACTTCCTGCCAATGGCCTTATCGAGTTCAACGTACCCGCGAGCGATGTGCTGGCGGTATACTCCAAGGAGCCGGTATCGGTATTCGTACGCGCCGGGTATCCCAATTTTCCCGAGTCGTGGAGCCTGCTACAGAACGTAGCCGCCGATA